GTTAATACAGAAACAATACTGCTTGCTGATAACATAATTACTTTAAATAGCAACGAAACTGGTACGCCATCAGAAAATGCTGGTATTGAAGTTGAAAGAGGTACTTCAACAAATGTTGAATTAAGATGGAATGAAACAAATGATAATTGGGAATTAACAAATGACGGTTCAACATATTATGACATTGCAACCACAGCAGATTCATACAAAGTATCAATTGGAGATGGTTCAGCAACATCATACACTGTTAACCATGCTTTAAACTCTAGAGACGTATTAGTTGAATTATATGATGCTTCATCGTATGAAACTGTAATTGCAGATATAACAAGAACAGATGCTAATAACATAACAGTTGCGTTTACGGTAGCACCAACTACAAATGATATTAGAGTTTTAATTAGAAAAATTTAAAATATAACCCATGCCTGTAAAGTTTAGGGATACCATAAACATAAACGACTCGTATACGTTTCCGTCCGCGGATGGTACAGCGAGTCAGGCTATAATAACTGATGGTGCTGGAACGTTATCGTTTTCTGCGGTATCTGATGGGCAAACGGTTAAAATTGAATGTAAAAACGCATCGGGTAGTACAATTACAAAAGGTACACCTGTTTATGTAACTGGAACTGTTGGTTCATCATTTAGAGTAGAAGTAGCACCTGCAGATGCTAGCAATTCCGCTAAAATGCCCGCTGTAGGGGTTTTAGAAACTGATTTAGCGCACAATGGTGAGGGGTATGCTGTAACAGGTGGTTTACTTAAGAATTTAACTACGGACCCAATAGACAGCACGAATACTGCTTCAAATGACACAATATATGTAAAAGCTGGGGGTGGCCTTACAATGACCAAACCAACTGGAACTAATTTAATACAAAATATTGGTAAAGTAGCAAGAGTAAATTCGTCTAATGCGGGGTCAATTGTAGTTTCTTCCATTCTTAGAACAAATGACCTACCAAATATAGCGCAAAATAATATTTGGCTCGGTAATTCAAGTTCAGTTCCAACTGCAACATCACATACAGTTGGCAATATATCAGATGTAACATTATCAAGTTTATCAGACGGACAGGTGTTAACTTGGGACAGTGGAAATAGTTATTGGAAAAATGCAGCAGCTTCAGGCAGCTCAACATTAAATGTTGAAAAAAATATATTAGCGGGAGACGGTTCAACGGTTGCATTTACAGTAAGTTCGTCAATAGTATCTGAAAATAATACACAAATATATATTGATGGTGTTTATCAAAGCAAAGATAATTATAGCACAAGTGGCTCAACTGTAACATTTACAACTGCGCCTCCAAATGGGGCTGAAATAGAAGTAATACATTTTGTTTCTGTACAAGGTATAGTTAGAACTGATACATTTACAGGTGATAATAGTACTGTAGCATTTACCGTAGGAACAAGTATAATTGATGAAAATAACACACAAATATATATAGACGGTGTATATCAATCAAAAGATAATTATACAGTATCTGGAAGCACAATAACATTTTCTACAGCACCTCCAACAAGTGTAGCTATTGAGGTTGTACATATAAAAGCAGCTGGAGTATCAACAATAAATGATAATCAGTTTACAGGAGATGGAAGTACGGTTGCTTTTACATTATCACAGAGCGTTACAGAAGAAAATAATACATTTGTATTTATAAACGGTGTTTACCAAGATAAAAGCACGTATAGCATTGCTGGAGCAACATTAACATTCAGCACAGCGCCTCAAAATGGATATACAATTGAGGTAATGCAAGTTAGTGAAATTAGTATAAAAGCTAATACGCTAACAACTGATAATTTTACGGGGGATGGTAGTACAGTTGCATATGCACTTACAGTAACACCAGCAAGTTTAGACGCGGTTGATGTTTATATATCTGGTTTAAGACAAAATAAAAGCACACTTAGTTTATCAACTAACACGTTAACATTTTCTACTGCGCCACCAAACGGGGCTAGCATAGAGGTTAAAATAATAGGTGATATAAATACAAGTTCAGTTGTTGCAGCGCAATCTATAACAGGTGGGCAAGGAATAGATGTAGCGGAACCATCAACTAATAATTTTACAATAAGTAATAGATACGATGTTAGTGCAATTAGTGCAGCTACAACAGCGCAGGCGGGATATGTATATGTACTTACAGCTAGTTTAGCATTAACACTACCAGCTGGAGTGGTGGGGGATTCAATTAAAATTAGTAATAGATCAGCTACTACAACTTGTACGGTAGTTCCAGATGGATCAGATAAAATAATGGGTAGTAATACCACTATGACACTGGATGATGAAAACGCAAGTTTTGAATTAATATTTTCAGGAACAGCCCAAGGGTGGGTAATAATAGGACAATAATATGAGTAACTTTACAGATTTTTTCCCAGCAGCTGGTGGAGGCGGAGGAGCAATACCAAAATATGAAGAATTTACATCTAGTGGTACATTTACACCCTCACAAGCATTAATAGATGCTGGTGGTAGAGTAGCTTATTTTATAGTAGGAGGTGGTGAAAAAGGACAAACGTACAGTGGTAGAAAAACAGGTGGGGCTGGTGGACAAGTTAAAATAGGATATGCAACATTAACAAGTACAACAGGATGTACTGTTACAATTGGAGCAGGGGGATCTGCTACATCAGGTGAAGACGGTGGGGCGAGTTCTGTAGCTTTTTCGTCAGCTGGAGGCACTGATATTACAGCAAATGGAGGCTCCGGTGAAGCCAGGCCAAGTAATGGTAGTAATTATGGTGCATGGCAATGGACACAAAGCAATCTTTATCATGCAGCAAGCGCTTCTCCTGGTATATTAGGGTACGGAGGAGGAGGGGCTGGATATGAAAATAGCGCTATTTACTCACCTGGTGTTACTACAGGATTAGCTAATACAGGGCAAGGGTCAGCACATAATGCCTCAGCCGGCTCAGGTTTTGTAAGAATAACTTGGTTTGAATAAAATATAAAAAAAATAAAATGGCAAGGTACGGTATAATTAAAAATAATATAATAACTAATGTTATAGAAGCAAATGCTGAGTTCATTAAAGCATATAGTGAAAAAGCTGTTTTATTACCTGACAATGTAGGGTTAGGCTTTTCTTATATAAATGAAGAATTTATATATATAGAGCCAATAAAAACAGAAGAAGAAATACAAATTGAGGCTATTGAATGGAGGAACAATGAATTAATATCAACAGATTTTATAGCTCAAATACCTGATTACCCAAATAGAGATGCATGGATTACATATAGACAAGAATTAAGAGATTGGCCTTCAACAGCTGATTTTCCAAAAACAAAACCTACAAAACCTGAATAATGGCATTAACTAAATTAACACAATCACTTATTGACGGTACTTTAGTTACTAGTGTAAATGGAAATACAGGTGCTGTAACAGTTACAACTGGTGTTGACTTACAATCATCAGTTAAAACAGCTAATTTTACAGCTGTAGTAAATGAAGGTTATTTAGTAAATACCACAAGTTCTGCAATAACTGTAACCCTACCAAGTTCACCATCTTTAGGGGATGAAGTTTTAATAATTGATTATGCAGGAACTTTTGGTGCTAATAATGTGACTCTAACATCCTCTGATAATATACTGGGTTCTTCCGATGATTATGCAATACAATCTAATGATGTTTCTGTTATTTTAATATATACAGATGCTACAAAAGGGTGGAAAGTAAAAACAGGAGCAAATGAAGGCACTTCAGCAATAGCTGTTCCCCGAATAAATGTAGACTATTTAGTAGTTGCTGGTGGTGGTGGAGGTGCTGGTTTATTTGGTGCTGGAGGTGCTGGGGGTTACCGAACATCTTATAATGATGCAACAGTTTCTGCTTTAGCCTTATCAATAAATACAAACTACACTGTTACGGTTGGTCCTGGGGGTAATGGACCAACAGCTAACTCTAGCACAGAAAGTAATGGGGCAAACGGTACGGACTCTGTTTTTTCAAACATAACTTCTACTGGTGGTGGAGGTGGTGGTGGTTCTGTGGCTGATACTGCTGGTGACGGAGGATCTGGAGGAGGTGGTTCTGATTGGGCAGCTTCTGCACAGCCAGGTGGTGATGGCAATACACCAAGCACAACTCCATCTCAAGGTAATAATGGTGGTGCTGGGTCTGGAAGTGACGCTGGTGGTGGTGGAGGCGGTGGAGCTTCTACTTCTGGTTCCAACGGAACTGCATCTGGAGGGGGAAATGGAGGAGATGGTTTATCCAACTCAATTACAGGCTCACCTATAACTTATGCTGGTGGTGGTGGTGGAGGGGTTTATACAGGCATTCACACAAGTGCCGTAGGAGGTAGTGGTGGCTCTGGAGGTGGAGGAAACGGAGGAGCTACATCTGGTTCAAACGGAGGAAATGGAACTGATAACCTAGGAGGCGGAGGTGGTGGAGGATCTCGTACTGGTCAAACCGTAAGTGGTGGTAATGGTGGCTCTGGTGTGGTAATACTACGTTATCCATATGCTTACAGCATATCAGAAACAACCACTGGAGGCAATGTATTATCATTTACTACAGATGATACCACAGTATCTGGAACTAAAATAACAACATTTACATCTGGAGAAAACGGAACTATACAATTTAGCTAATATGGTAAAAATTAATAATAAATAAAGATGGGACATTATGCATTACTAAACTATAAAAACGTAGTTACTAAAGTTTGCACAGGCAAAAATGAAAATGAAACCGATACTAATATCGAGTTAGTTTATCAGCATATGTTTGGGCAATTATGCAAGCGCACCTCTTATAATACTAGAGGCGGAGTGCATTATGATCCTGTAACAAATCAGCCTAGTGCGGATCAATCAAAAGCATTTAGAAAAAACTATGCAGGAATAGGGTATACATACAATGAATCCCGTGATGCATTTATACCGCCAAAACCATATGATAGCTGGATATTAAATGAAGATAGCTGTTTATGGGAAGCCCCTGTGGAATATCCAAACGATGGAGAATTATATACTTGGAATGAAGAAACACAAACTTGGGATTTAATAACCGAATAATTAAACAAAAATGGCAATAACAAAAGTAACAGCAAACGTATTAGCAGATAATGCGGTATCAGCATCGAGTATTGCAGACGGTGCAATAGCAACAGCTAAACTCGCAGATGATGCGGTAACCACAGCTAAAATAACCGATGCAAATATAACTACAGCTAAAATAGCAGATGATTCTGTAAGTTTTGAAAAAGTAGATGCAGAGTTTACAACAAGTAGTGCATTAACTGCAGGTGCAACAGTTGCTGTAGATTTTGATGCAGCGCAAGTATTTACTTTGACACCTAATGCAAGTACAACTTTTAATATAACCAACCCTAAAATAGGAGTTACTAAAACACTAATTGTTACAGGAGCAGGCGGGAGCTATACAGCAGATACTTGGACAGTAGGTGGGGTAAGTGGTACATTTAACAGAATAGCAGGTGAATATGATGATACAAGTTCAACTAAAAACTTTTATCAAATTACTTGTGTAAGTGCTACAGAATTTTGGTACAGTATTAGTCAAATAGCAAGTTAAAATATAACATAAAAATACAGTATGTTTGGACAAGGTATAAATTTTGGTTCTTTAGCAGCAGTTGCTCAAGTAGTAGCCGACTTTCTTGTAATCGCAGGAGGTGGAGGTGGTGGTAGAGGTTCTACTGCTGGTGCCGCAGCTAATGGTGGTGCTGGTGGAGCTGGGGGATTTCGCACATCTTATGGTTCTACAAGTGGAGGTGGTGCAAGTAATGAATCACAAATAACATTAACTGATGGTGTTACTTATACATTCACAGTAGGTGCTGGTGGTGCTGGTGGAAGCGGAAATACAAGTCCAGGAGTTCAAGGAGATAGTTCATCAATAGCAGCTACAGGTCTTACAACAATTACATCAATCGGTGGAGGTTATGGAGCTCAAGGAACATCAGGTGCTACAGCAGGTGCTGGTGGTGCTGGTGGTGGGGGTTCTAATACTGCAAGTGCAGGTGGAAGTGGTACTGCTAATCAAGGTTTTGCAGGGGGCGCAGGTGTTTCAAGTGTTCAAAGTGGAGGGGGTGGAGGAGCTTCTGAAGCTGGAAATACAGATGGTGGCAAACTTGGTGGTGATGGTTTGGCTGTATCAATTACAGGTTCTTCTGTTACTTACGCTGGTGGAGGTTCTGGTGGAACTTATGCAGGAGCTGCAACTCCAGGAGGAGATGGAGGAGGTGGTGCTTCAGGTGCAGGTTCATTAAATGCTTCTGCAGGTGCAACTAACACTGGAGGTGGTGGAGGAGGTTCAGGAATGAACGCTTCAGGAGTTTGTGGTAATGGTGGTGCAGGAGGTTCAGGATTAATCGTATTTAGATTACCAACAGCAGCATATTCAGGAAGCACAACAGGAAGTCCTACAGTAACAACTGATGGAAGCGATACAATAATAAAATTTACAGGCAGTGGGAGTTATACCCATAGTTAATAATTAAAATAAATTAAAATGGCACATTTTGCACAAATAGATGAAAACAATATTGTAGTTCAAGTAATCGTGATAAACAACGAAATATTATTAGATACAGATAATAACGAATCTGAAGTTAAAGGAATAGATTTTTGTGAATCGTTATATGGACATAGGAATTGGCTTCAAACATCTTATAATGGAAATATGAGATATAATTATGCAGGAATAGGTTATACTTTTGATGAAGATAATGATGCTTTTTATGCACCTCAACCATTTGCAAGTTGGTTGCTTGATGAAAACTTTATATGGCAAGCACCAGTACCATATCCTGAAAATGCATCAGAAGATAAAGTATACGAGTGGGATGAAGATAATCTTACTTGGAAAGTAGTTGAACTTACAATAGAATAATAATGGCGCAAACTAAAATAGAACAAGGTTTATTAAAATTTACAGAAGCAACTGATTATTTAAAAATACCAACTGGTACAACAGCGCAAAGACCTGGTTCACCAAGTGCAGGAAATATTAGATTTAATACAACAACAGCTAAACTAGAAATACATAACGGTACAGGCTGGTTTAATATATAATTAGATAATGGCACAAACTAAGATAGAACAAGGATTATTAAGGTTTACGGAGGCTACAGATTATTTGCAAATTCCCACAGGAACTACCGCGCAAAGACCTGGAACTGCTTCAGCTGGTTATATTAGATTTAATACAACAACTACAAAGTTAGAAGCATATGATGGTTCAAGCTGGATTGATGTAGGACCAGATTATCCGCTTACATTAGACAACGCTTTAAAAACATTTGATAACAACGTATTAACAATGGATGCAACCCAATATTAACAATTAAGTAATGGCAAAACAAACAATAAACATAGGAACTATAGCTAACGATGGCACTGGTGATACACTAAGAGACGGAGCTGATAAAATAAATGACAACACTAATGAGTTGTACAACCTTTTAGGTGATGGATCTACGTTATCAATCAGTGGAGATGTTACAATGTCCGCGGGGGCAGTTACAATAGCAAATGATTCAGTTGAATTTGCAATGCTAGAAAATAGATATACAGCTAAATCAACAACTTCGAGTACATCGGGAACTGTTAGTATAGACTGGTCAGCAGCAACAACATTTGAGTTTACTGCTTCATTAACAGGAGCAACAACAATTAGTTTCACTAATTTTAAACAAGGACAAGTGATTGGAATATATGGTTTAACTGGATCACAAACCATTACTTTAGATAGTGATGCTGCAACTAGTGAAACTTTTAACAGAGTAGGTACAGTAGAATATGATGGTGCTAGTAGCAATTATTTACAAATAGTATGTGTAGATGATTCAGCAACAGCAGTATTTAATTACTCTGTAGCAGCATATACAGCAGACACAACACCATAATAATATGAAAGCAATAGAAATAAACGGACAAATTAAGACATATAATAAGTTACCTAAATCTTGGGGAAATGTTTTAGGAGGATTTAATTTATTATCAGATGAACAATTAAAGTCTTATGGATTTTATGATATAGATATTCCTGATTATGATGAAAGAATACAATATGCAGGAGATTTATATTTTGATTCTACAGGTGAAATATTTACAAAAGATATTTCAAATAAAACTTGGGATGAGACTTTATCTGAATTAAAAACATATCAAATAAATACTTTTAATAAACAGATTAATTTTAAATTATCTGAAACAGATTGGTATATTGTAAGAAATCAAGAAACAGGTGTAGCTATTCCAGCCGATGTAACAACAGCAAGACAAGCATTAAGAGACCAAGCAGATACAGTAGAATCAGAAATCAATGCTTTAACAACTAAAAAAGCTGTTATGAGTTATGATTTCCCAATAGTAGAATAATGGCAATAAATAAAAGAATAATATCAGGAGAACCAGGTGCTGATTATGGTATGGCTATTGTAAAATATAATGGAGACAGCAATTCCAATAGAACTATAGAAGGATTTGGTTTTCAGCCTGACCTAGTTTGGATTCTTGTTCACCAAAATGAACAATATAATTCAGTAGATAGTAATTTAGGTGTTACTCAAGCTCAATTATTGAATGAGGCTTTTGCAGCAGGGAATTATACAAGTGATAGAATAAAAGCTATTACTAGTGATGGAATAAGAGTAGGTAATGATTCTCAAACAAACCTTTCAGGTTATACTTACACAGCATTAGCTTGGAAGGCAAATGGGGGAACTACATCAACAGGTAGTGGTTCAGGTGTAAGTAATGTTAATTATCAAATAAATAATGATTATGGTTTTGGTATATTAGATTTTACTGAAGCAGGAGCAAGTTCTTCATCTATAAACCATCAAGGTAGTTCTCAACCTAGATGGATTCACTCAAAAAGATATGGTGGACTTCAAGACTGGATGTTTCAATGTTCAAATCCAGGTGGTACCAGAAATGGAAGATTAAACAAACAAAATGCTTTTGACACAAGTATCTATTTTTGGAATAATACAACAGCAGATTCAACTAAAATCACACTTGGTAGATACCAGTCAGAAAAAGATTCATATGGCTCAACAGTTTGTAGAAGAAGAATATGGCATTGGGCAACTACTCCTTCTTACTCTGAATTTGGTGGATATACTGGGACTGGAAGTTCTTATCATAATAATACAGATTTTGAAGTTAAATGTTTAATTATAAAAAGATTTGATGGCGTAGGAAACTGGAATGTTTATACACCTTCTACAATGACTGCACAAAGTTATGGTTATAATGGGAGTACAGCAATAAAAATTAATAGAGATAATAATGGAGCAGGTACTTATAATGCAGGAAATGTTGAATTTAGGGATGGTAGTCAAGGTGGTCAAACAAGATGGCAATTAACTAGCAGTAATGCTCAAACTAATCAATGGGCAGCTACATACACTTATGCTGCTTGGGGTGGTGATGCTGTAAACTATGTAGATTTAACATAAAATTAATTGAAATAAAATGATAGCCTATATATTACTTGGAATATTTACGTTACTTTTAATAATAGGTCAAATTAAAAATGCTGATATAATTATAGCGCCTATAATGGGATTTATGGTAGGAGTATTATATAATAAAGAATACTTTGAAGATGGAACATGCGATACAACTCTGCAATGTGCTGTAGGCTTTATAACTTTGAGTGTAGTATGGACTCGTAACATAAAAGAATAAATACTATATTTGTATATAGTGTAATTAAATTAAATTAAATAAAATGTCAAAAAAGAAAATAACAAAAGAGGAGCTTGAAGAATTACAAGCTAAAATATCAGTTTTAAATAATCTACAATATAAGCTAGGTGCTTTAGCTGTAGATCAAAATAAAGTTTTAAAAGCATTTGACACGGTTCGTGAAGAACTTAAAACAATGCAAATGGGATTAAAAGAAACATACGGTAATGTTAGCATTAACGTAGAAGATGGTAGCCTCACTGAAACACAAGAAGCAGATGAGCAAACTGATAAGAAAGATTAGTATTGGGAAAGACTATAAAACAGACGCAATGCACTACGCTGTTGGCCAAGAAGTTTACGGAGGTCATACTATATGTGATATAATTGATGAAAAAGATAATTACTCTATTTACATAAAAAAAGGTGCAGATGTATTACCATGGAAAAGTTTTAATAAAAACATGGCTATATCCGTTGAGTATAATTTACAATATTAATGAAACCAATTTATTCCTTTTTAATAAAACCTAAAAAAGAAAGATACGACAATACAAAAAAGATTGGAGATAAAGAGTTAATATTAAATACAGATATATCTGATCATAAGTTTGTAAGCCGAGAAGCAGTAGTTTATGAAACACCTATAGCACGTGATACACATATTAACAGAAACGATGAGCTTTATGTTCATCATAACATATTTCGTCGTTGGCATGATGTTAGAGGTATTGAACGCAATAGTAAAAGTTATTTTAAAGATAATTTGTACTTCTGCGAACTTGAGCAAATATTTCTTTACAAGCGTAATGGCATATGGAAAGCGAATCAAGGATTTAGTTTTGTAAAACCTTTACTAAACGATAATAAGTTTTCAATCAATAAAGAAATGTCGTTAACAGGTATTATTAAGTACGTAGATAATACGAATAACTTTAAGGTTAATGAAAAAATAGGATTTACTCCAGATAGTGAATATGAGTTTGTAATTGAAGGTGAAAGACTATACAGAGTAATAAATAATGAAATATCTATACGTTATGGATTTAAAGAAACAGAAAGAGAGTATAATCCAAGCTGGTTATAAAGCGGTTGACGAATTGGTTAAAGTAGCAAAAGAAGCTATAGTTGAAACTGATGACGACGTTTCTGCTGATAGATTAAAGAATGCAGCAGCTACAAAGAAGCTTGCAATATTTGATGCGTTCGAAATATTAAATAGAATAGAAGTTGAAAAAAACTTACTTGAAAATAAACCAACGCAAATAAAAGAAAATACATTTTCAGGGTTTGCAGAAAAAAAATCTAAATAATGTCATATCAACAAACATTATATAAGATTATTAAACCTATTAAAAAAACTACAATTAGTAGATTAAACAAAGGTAGGAAATGGCAGTATGGGTATAATGAAGAACATGATGTTGTTATTATTAGCAAAACCGGTAAAATAGGTGAAGTATATGAAATACAAAATTTACGAATAGCATTACCGGCTGAAAAAGACGTGTATAGCAAAGATGATAAATGGATTCCGCATGAATACCCACAAGAACTTAAAAGATTAAAAACAATATTTGACTGGAAAGATTATCCTGAAGAATTAAAAGAAAAGTGGTATGCGTATATTGATAGAGAGTTTACTCGTCGTGAAGAAGGCTATTGGTTTACCAATAAAGGTATTAACACTTATATCACTGGCACTCATTATATGTACTTGCAGTGGTCCAAAATTGATGTTGGGAAGCCAGACTTTCGAGAAGCAAACAGGTTATTCTATTTATTCTGGGAGGCATGCAAGGCAGATAAAAGATGTTATGGGATTTGCTACCTTAAGAATAGACGGTCTGGATTTAGCTTCATGTCAAGCAGCGAAACAGTTAATCAAGCTACAATCAGTTCTGATGCTAGATTCGGAATCTTATCGAAGACTGGTGCAGACGCAAAGAAGATGTTTACCGATAAGGTCGTACCAATATCAACCCATTACCCCTTCTTTTTCAAACCAATACAGGACGGAATGGACCGCCCCAAAACAGAATTGGCCTACCGTGTCCCAGCATCCAAACTCACAAGAAAGTCCATCACCAGTGCAGCCAGCTCCAAGCCCGAAGCGCTCGAAGGGCTCGATACAACAATAGACTGGAAAAACACAGGTGACAACTCATATGATGGTGAAAAGCTTAAATTGCTTGTTCACGATGAATCTGGTAAATGGGAAAGACCAGATAATATATTAAATAATTGGAGAGTAACAAAAACAACCCTTAGACTAGGTAGCAGAATAATAGGAAAATGTATGATGGGATCAACATCAAATTCTTTAGCTAAAGGTGGTGATAACTTTAAAAAATTATACAATGCTTCAAATGTTACAAAACGAAACAGGAATGGACAAACAAGCTCTGGATTATATAGCTTATTCATACCTATGGAATGGAACTACGAAGGATTTATTGACGATTGCGGAATGCCTGTCTTTGAATCTGGAAATACTAGCGCTCGCGACAATTATGGAGAAACAATTGGAACAGGAGTTATTGAGCATTGGCAAAACGAAGCAGACGGTCTTAAAGGTGACCAAGACGCGTTAAATGAATTTTATCGTCAATTCCCGCGTACTGAAGAGCATGCGTTTAGAGACGAAACAAAAAATAGTATATTTAATTTACAAAAGATATACGAGCAAATAGATTACAACGGAGATTTGAAAAATTCTGGGTTTGTATCAAAAGGAAACTTTCAGTGGGAAAATGGTATAAAAGATAGTAAAGTTATATTCTTGCCTGATTTAAAAGGAAGATTTAATATATCTTGGATTCCACCGGTACATATGCAAAACATTGTAATTAATAGAAGTGGAAGAAAATACCCCGGTAACGAACATTTAGGGGCTTTTGGATGTGATAGTTACGATATATCCGGTACAACAGATGGTCAAGGATCGAAAGGAGCATTGCATGGATTAACTAAGTTTAGTTTAGATGAAGCCCCTTCTAATAGTTTTTTTCTTGAATATGTTTCAAGACCTCCAACGGCAGAAATGTTTTTTGAAGATGTGTTGATGGCATTAGTGTTTTATGGAATGCCGTTACTTGCAGAGAACAACAAACCAAGACTTTTATATTATTTAAAAAGAAGAGGATATAGAGGGTATTCTATGAACAGACCAGATAAAAGTTATAATAAATTATCTGTAACAGAAAAAGAAGTGGGTGGAATTCCAAACTCTTCTGAAGATATTAGACA